TGATCTCCATCCATTCTCCCACTGATGCCAGATATCCCATTTGCCCGTTCTTGAATTGAGTAACAGTACATTCATAAGCGGCACTAGCATGCGTATATTCCGCGATACTTTGTGTGTTTTGAAATCCATTAAAATCTTTTTTTTGCTTCATTACTTGATGTTATTGTAGTTACTCCTTGGATCAATCCAGTCGTATTAGACCAGCTTCGATTCTTAAGCTCAATACCTGAAATAACGAAGCTGCTGTTGTCGCTTATCAACGCCACTCCTACGGCGTCGTTTCTCCACGAATAATTCCATTTATCACGAGTATATAACTTGCCATTGGTGTGTAAGATATATATACCGTTTGAAACGGTTTGACCGCCTATCATCCTTCTTCTCATATTCTTCTACCTTGCTAATGTATGTTTATAATTCTAAGTTTATCATATTCTTCAGTAAGAATCCCATGATCAAACAATTTGCTAGCGTCTATTTCAAAGTCCCTATATTTGTCAGTTATATTGATATCAGCCCACATGTTCAATCTCCCCTTATCATCCAACTGCATATGGATAAAGCCTTTTGTCACCTTCTTCCCGGCTTTAAGAGCCTCTACGTCTTTATCGGTAATCTTTTTCATGCTTTCAATATTTTATCGATACAATTAAATTCATCTTTCATCCTGATCTTTATGCC